TTATGTGCATGAGCGGTGTTCTGAGCCTTAACATGGACCGAACCAGCAGCAACAGCTTTACCAGCATGTTGCTTAGGGAAGTCTACCTTCCACATACCATATGCCTCATCAACCGTGTTTGATACTTCGGTAGTCTTTGCATTCAATGGCTTGCGACCCTCTTTCTCGGTTGCTTTCTTATATGCAACGTCCATATCTTGGTCTTTATCGCTCTCTTGAGGCTTTAGACCAGGATTTGGATGATAACCATAGTCGCCTTCTTTAGGAAAGCCTTCTCTTGGATAATTATCAGTGGCTTCTTTGACATTGCGACCCATGCCGCTCGAATAGGTATTCAATTCATATGGGTGTGTGCCACCCTTGTTGAATACTTGGACATGTACCATGTGCTTCTTGCCACTAGTATGAGTGGCTGGCATACTTACAGAAGTGGTATTACCTTCGCTTGGCTTCTTTGAGCCAACACCAACGTGCTGGAATCTATCATCGTCACTTACATTAAGACCGAACTTTTGGTGGTGTGATAGTGCGTGATTGATTGCATCTGTATACGATTTGTGATACAGTGTATAATCAGAACCACGAGCCTCTTTCAGTCGCGCCTTTGCTTTCTCAATAATATTAGCCATTAAAAGTATCTCCAGAAGCTAAACGTTTGCTATATTTATAACAATTACTTCTTCGATTTCTCGGAGTTGATACGATCAACCTCAGTTTTGTTATCTGCAATCCACTTCTGTAGGGCAATCAATTGCTGGGCGTTTTGCTGGCATCTGGAGTAGTTTGTGATGATTCCGACGAGGGCCGTAGTGTCTGTAATTCCTGAGGAGGACGCATCAGAAGCTCGGGTGGGGTCGGCATCACTGGCAGTGGCACTAGAGTCGTGCGTGAACACCCAGCCGTTAGACATAACAGACTGGCTAGGAACAATGTTTTTAGCGGTATCAATGTAAACATATTCTTTCTCTCTAATTGTGTTTGTTCTATCAACATATTCAGTAACTACATTGTTACTTATTTCAGCATTCTTTTTCTCAAGTTCGGCAACTTGTGTGCTTGCCTTAGCAGCAAATCTTTGAAGTTCTGCTTCAGCATAGGCTGATCCCTTCATGTATCCATATAAGAATACACCAAGTATTAAAGCAGCGCCTGCTAATAATTTATATGGGAGAGGGATCATACCGAACATATTTAATTCCTTATTCTTCTTCTGACTTCTTGGTTGGTTTCTTTGGTGCAAACTTTTCTACACCAGTAATACCAAGAGTGCCGATAACAATATACATTACACCGTTGAAGATGAATTCCTCGATGGTGAAGTCCCAGAATAGATTTGCAATATAACCAGTAGCAATAAGCAGAGTAGATATAACTGCAACCCAACGTTTAGTTGAAGGATTACCACCGTCTGACATCATGTCTTTAATGTATGTTAGCAACCCGCCCATCTTAGAGTCCTAGAAAGTTCTTGAAGGACATTGCTTCATGGAGTCCCATTCCATGGCGAACATCTTTATAGAGTTCGCTCTTATGCTTTGTGGACATTGCACTGGGTGCCATCTTATGAAATTCTTTCTCATTGCCAGCAGCGGCATGTTGACGCATCTTGGTACCAGATGCACCAGCTACACCAGTGTCAGCATCCGAACGTTCTTTACCAACAGTATGAATGGTAATCTTCTTAAAGTTGTAGTGACCGTGACGACCTTCTTTGCCGTTATACTTATGCGCAAGGGCATGAAACTCGTGGGCCCTGTCTGAACCAACGTGTAAGTGTAAGTGAGTAACGCCTTCACTATGAAGTCTTGACATTTGATGTAGCAGAGTGGGATGTTCTTTATCTAGCAGACGCACATTAGCACCCGGGAATGCCCTCTTAGCATGTTTCAACTTCTGTTCAGGCGTCAAAGGATTCTTCTTAGCATCATGTGTGCCAGTAAGAACGATGGTATGTCCGTGTGAGCCAGCAGTGTTACGAACCTGGTTTACAACAGCTTCATGTCCGACTGTAATCGGATTCATTCTACCTTGTGTGATATGATGATGAACGTCAGCCATTATTTACCCTTGCTTGCTCTTAGAATTGCACTACGCTCTCGGTTAGCTTTCGAGAAGCCTTCGCGGTCAACAACTTTAAGGCCATGAGCGACATAGCCTTCGCCGCCAGCGGCTGCACCATTAATATGTGTCGAGAATCCACCACCACCGGCACGATCTAATCCTCTGGCAAGATGATTTGTCGCCTGTTGTAGGTGATGGTGAATTTGAAACGATTTTTGGAAGTGCTTCTTGTTGGCATCTACTTGAGATAGATGAGTATTCATAGTAGCAGTCTTGCGCTCTTTAGCAGCCGGAGTCTTGACGGCATCTATCAGTTTCTGGTGCGAAGTTTCTAAATGCTTCCTGTATCCTTCGACTGAAGGTTTTTCACCGCTTGTAACAGTTCTATTGATATATGTTCTTAGGTGTATTTCGTGACCCGGCAGATGCTGATACGAGTGACTTTTCATTAACTTTTCTGCCGCGCTCAGATGCTCTTCTGCTTGGGACTTAACTGCGGAAGAAAGTTTACGCTCTTTGTCTGATACAAGATGTTGTACCATGTGAACATCAGGATGTGATTGAAAGTGCGACATGTCCGTGATAGGATGCGCGGTTCTTTCTGGCCCCTTTAGCTCCGTATGTATAGTAACACTAACCTTGGATTTCTTTAGCTTCTTTGCTTCTTCGCTACCAGCATCTGCACGATATTCAATCGTATTTGGAGTATGCGAGATGTGTGTTGTGTATTCTGATCTTCCAGAAGGTTCGCTCATATATCCGCCCTGGTATTCACCGGGCTTTTTTGGAATAACTTTACCTAGGTGGGCATGAAGTGCTTTCAGAGGACCAACAAGATACGGTTTATGGCCATGTTGCTTTTCAATATCGTCGGCGGAATAGTTGTAGTGAGAACCAGCGCCCTTATACTTGACACCAATCTTACCCTCTGGTGTCCGAATTACATGGAAAGACATTCTGTCATCTATCTTACGAGTAGATGGTGTTTTCCCACGTGCAACACCACGCAGAGTTTCCAATGCGTGGTGTGCAGCGTCTTGACTATCAAATGATCTATCAGAGGGATGCTCTATGTGAGCAATACCACCAGTGTGGGTCGCCTCAGTGATAAATTGTGTAAAGGATAACATAAGGGTCTCATCTCTATTGATTACCCTATATTTATAATACTTTCGAAACACACTCTCTCTTTTCTATCTACTATTATATAGTAGCAGATTCTGAGGAAATGTCAAGCGGTATTTTTATGCCAGTATAGCACTCAATTCTTCGGTAACATCCACTGCGGTAAGATCGATAGGAGGAAAATCGATTGCGCCATTTAGATTGGCTTGGAATGTTTCAGAATTTGTAGGGGCTTCTGCAAAATAAATTTCAAATCCAGCTACAGTTTCACGAACAAATGAATCGCCGCCCTCAAACATATGAGCGACCTTATCAAGTTCCTGATTAATCATTTCAAATGTTGGTTCGCCAGTAAAATACTTGACGATATATTCTTTTGCACCCACTGTCTTCCATAATGGAAGATCTGAACTGCCAACATTTGTCCACACAAATGAAGATACTACAAGTTTAAGATTCAATTCGTCCATATTATTTCCTAAAAACTGGTGCGCCCGGTAGGACTCGAACCTACTACCTCAAGATTAGAAGTCTCGCGCTCTGGTCCAGATGAGCTACGGGCGCATAATTACTTTATACTACATTTATAATGTGTTGTCAAGTTAAAACTCAAACTTTGAGAAATCTCTTCGCTTGCCAATGGTAGTATTTTCAAACACTGGAACATCATCTTGTCCAGAGTCCATAATACCAGCCTGAGCATCATCTTCCAAGTCATACAGTTTCATCTTGCCACGGTCGATACCAACCATGAAGCGTTTGTTCATACCTGGGTCGTTGTAACGATTCTTCAACTGCTTTATCATCAACTGGCCCATCTTGTCGAGTTCTTCTGTTGCGATAAGGGCAAACATCAAGTCAGCCGTAGCTGGTAGACCAAATGATTCCGACGTATCTGTCAATTCAACATCTGAATTGGCATAACCACTACGGGTTGTCTGAGTAGCAGAGACGATTGGCAAATCAAACTCTACAGCCAGACCACGGAGTTCTTCTGCGATACCCTTAATGACAGTGTAAGAGTTGGCACCAGACGATGCTTTGTAGCGACTAGAGGCACAAATATTCAGATAGTCAATGAAGATAACATCAGGCTTGAAGTTTCGTTTCAACTGAAGTTCATTCAACAGAGCCTTGAAGTGACCGACATGGGCACTGGCTGTTGGATATTCCTTGACAATCAAACGACCTTCTGTCTTTGAACGTATCTTGGCAATGCGCTGGTCGAACATTGACTTAGACAGGTCTTTTAGTTCTTGGATGTTGACATTCATTAAGTTGGCGTCAATACGTTCTGCGATACGTTCTTCTGCCATTTCCAGAGTGATATACAAAACGTTCTTGTTCTGACCCAATGCACCTGCAGCCATGTGGCACATGAACAGAGACTTACCAACACCAGTACCAGCAAGAGCAATGTTCAATGTCTTATTTGGTAGACCACCATTGGTAATCTTGTTGAACATCTCGAGGTCAAACGGCAACTTAGTTTCTGCCCGGTGATAGAAATCAAAACGGTCTTCGGCGTTATCAATGTAGTCATGTCCTACGTTGTTATCAAACCCAACTGCCAATGCATCTTGGAGAATGGAAGGAATACCATCTTGCGAATGTACCTTGTCTTCGCCATCAATGATTTGAATTGATTGCATAATAGCATTATACACGGCTCGGTCTTTACAGAACTTTTCCGTCTGGTCTAGAAGCCACTTCTCATTGGCATCCACATCATCATCAAGTGCGGTTAGAGTTTCTGTAACGTGCTGATACTCTTTCTCATTTACCTTGCGGTCATTTTGTAGAGCAATGTTTATGGCATCGATGGTAGGAAGAGAATTGTATTTTGTCACAAACTCATTGATATAACGATAGATTAACTTTTCAGCGTTGTCTGTAAAATATTCATCTTTAATGAATGGGATTACCTTACGCAGGTAATCCTCATCCGAAATCAACTTACTTAGGATAATAGTTTCAATTTTCTTCTGCAACATTCACATCCTCTAGTTCAAAATATTCTTCATAATCATTAGCAATCTTCATACAACAATCTTCACATACCCACTTCTCAAAAGTTAGGCCATGTTCTGAACCATGAAGACAGATTGCA